CTCATCACCTGCTAAGTCTTGGCGAGACGGTAGGTTATATAGCACTGGAGGAATCCGTCAGGCGTACAGCTCTTGGTATCATGGGTATTCATCTGAACAAACCATTACACCTTGAAGACGAACAGCTGGACACGGAAGCATTGCGTCCTGCGTTTGAAGAGACAGTAGGTAATGGAAAGTTCTACACCTACGATCACTTCGGAAGTATGGACAGCGACAACTTGCTAGGTAAGATACGATACCTGATAAAAGGATTCGATTGTAAATGGATATTCCTAGATCACCTATCGATTGTTGTCAGTGGTATAGCAGGAGATGACGAACGACGATTGATTGATAACACGATGACCAAGCTACGTAGTCTTGTTGAAGAGACAGGGTGTGGTATGGTGTTGGTCAGTCACTTGAAGCGAGTGGATAGTGGTCATGAAGAAGGAGGACGAGTAAGTCTACACCATCTACGGGGTTCACAGGCTATAGCACAGCTGTCGGACATGGTACTTGGACTGGAACGCAACCAACAGAGCGACAAAATATCCAATGAAACACGAGTGCGAGTCTTAAAAAATCGGTTTAGCGGACAGACAGGACATTGCACCACACTTAATTACGACACAGAAACCGGACGATACACAGAAGATAAGAACGTCTTCGAAGATACAACAACTAACAACCCATTCTAAAAATAATAAAACTAAAAATAAAAATGAAAGCAGAAATTAAAACAATATATCCCCAACAAGCACAACAACTGTTGAAACTTAATACAAGAAACAGACCACTAGCTAAACGTCATGTAAATTTATTAGCAGATGAAATGCGTACTGGTAATTGGAAACTTAATGGAGAAACAATAACACTAAGCGATGATTCTTTATTAGATGGACAGCATCGTTTAGCTGCTTGTGTTTTATCGAACACTCCTTTTCAATCTTTTGTAGTAGAAGGAGCTGATGGTGGTTGCTTTGACACTATAGATGTAGGAAAGAAACGAACCAACGCAGACACATTACACGTAAAGGGTGAGAAAAATTATGTAACTTTGGCTGCGTCCCTTAGACTAATTGATGCTTATTATAATGAAACTGGATTAGCGGAACCCAAAGGTCAGTTATCCAACATTAGAATACAGGAACTCTTAAACACACACCCCAATATAAGGAAAAGCGTTGATAGGTTTTCGCATCCGAATTGCAAGTCTTTAGTTCCTATGTCTCATGTGTGCGCTTATCATTACATATTTTCATTAATAGATTCAGTTTTAGCTGATGAGTTTATGGATAAAGTAGTGACTGGAGTTAACTTAGATAAAGACGACCCAGTGGGGGTATTGAGAAATAAACTTATAGTTACTAGGTTAAATAATAGTCAGACTAATCCTAGAGTTTTAAGAGCTTATTTAATTAAAACATGGAATGCAGTGCGTGAGGGTAAGACTATAAAACAGATGTGCTGGAGAACGGAGCGTAATCCGAATGAAAAATTTCCTAGAGCCAAATGATAAATGAAGAAACCTCTAGTATTCCTACCTACGTCTCTTTGTGCAGCGGGTACGACGGAATCGGAATTGGACTTAAACGAGCTATTCCAAACCTGCGAACTATTGCTCACTGTGAGATCGAAGCCTATGCAGTTGCCAACCTTATTGCGAAAATGGAAGCGGGACTCTTGGATGCGTGTCCTATTTTCACGGACCTCAAAACATTTCCATATCGAGAGCTTCGTGACAAAGTTACCATCCTCAGTGCAGGGTTCCCTTGCCAACCGTTCAGTAGTGCAGGAAAACGAAAAGCAACAGAAGACCCACGACACCTCTACCCATTCATCGCAGATGGAGTTACCGCTATGCGACCACGATATGTGCTCCTCGAAAACGTTGAAGGAATCATCTCAGCAAAGACAGGAGACGGAGAGTCGGTACTTAAATATGTCCTCGGAGACTTGGAGCAAAGAGGTTACTCGTGTACGTGGGGAGTATTCAGTGCGTCTGAAGTCGGAGCACCACACCAAAGGAAAAGAGTCTTCATCTTGGGGTACGCCAAAGGAGCAGGATTCAAGAGCGGCTTCATGGGACAGAGGGAAGAGCAACTTAGGGGAACAAGTACACGGTCTAGCCAAACAGAACTGGGCAACACCTCAAGCGAGCGATCATGTGGAAGGTGCGAGGACAGCGACCGAATCAAATCAGAAATGCTTGGGGCGGGACTTGGTAAGACTAGATACCCAGCAAGACCGGGTCAGCAACAGTACGAGTGGGAAGAGTCGAGAACAATTAAATCCTGCGTGGGTGTGTCAACTAATGGGACTGCCTTCAGGGTGGACGAACTTAGGCTGTTGGGCAACGGAGTAGTTCCTGACACCTGTGAGTTAGCATTCAAAACATTAATACAACAATTATGAAAACACTATTCTTTGATATAGAAACAAATGCGATAGAGGACTGGTCGAACTTGTCTGACTTAAAGACGGTTCACTGTCTATCTATCTACGATCCTACCACACCTAAGATGATAACGTATCACGGTGCTGGTATTAAAAACGGACTAATGGAGTTAGCTAAAGCAGAACGGATAGTCGGACACAACGTCATCGGCTTTGATCTACCTGCTCTGTCTAAGATGTACAGCTTCCATCCACCGCTTGTTAAAGTATTGGACACGATGGTCATGGCTAGATGTATAGTACCTGATGTCCGCAACGACGACTTCTTACGAAAGAACTTCGATAAAAGTTTAGTGGGTAGTCACTCGTTGAAAGCGTGGGGACTGAGGCTGAACAAACTAACTAAGCTGACGTACGGTGAGGAAGACGGAGCGTTCGATAGTTACAACGAGGACATGAGGAAGTACTGCGAACGTGATACAATCGTAACACAAATCCTGTTTGACTATCTGATGATGGGTAATCCTAGCGGTGAGATGTTAGCGATTGAACATTGGTTTGCGTTCCTGATGAGACTGCAAGAGAAGAAAGGCTTTGCGTTTGATATAGAGAAAGCAGAGAAGTTAGAGCTGAAGCTTGCCAGTAAACGTGCTGAGTTATTAGACAGACTACAGAAAGAGTTCCCATCTAAAACGGAAGAGATGAAGACACCGAGTGGTTGGGAAGTCGAAGGATACACAGCACCCACGAAGGCAAAGTTAAAGTTGATACTTAAAGATGCCGGATTGAAACAGACGTTGGTCAAGGATGCAGTTCAGTTAGCACCAAAGACTAAGACGATAATGTTTAATCCCGGTAGTCGTAAGCAGATAGCAGAACGATTCCTTGACTTAGGGTTTGACCTGCCGAAAGAATCAGATGCAACCACACCCAAGGTAGACGAAGGAGTACTGCGTAGTATAGACCATCCGTTTGCTGAGGTGTTGTGTGATTACTTGTTGGTTACTAAGAGGTTAGGACAATTGGCAGAGGGTAATCAGGCGTGGTTAAAGCTACAAAAGAACGGACGGATACACGGAAGAGTCAACACTAACGGTGCAGTCACTGGTCGTTGTACTCATCAGAATCCTAATGTAGCACAAGTACCTGCGTGTCGTGCTGAGTATGGTGAGGAATGTCGTGATCTGTTTAAAGCAGGAGACGGATACAAGTTAGTGGGTTGTGATGCAGCAGGACTAGAACTACGAATGCTTGCACATTATCTAGCTTACTATGACGGAGGTGAATACGCTAAGACTGTTATTGAAGGAGACATACACACACTGAACCAAGAAGCAGCAGGACTGGAGACACGGGACCAAGCCAAGACGTTTATCTATGCATTCCTTTACGGAGCAGGTGACGCTAAGATTGGAGAGATCGTGGGTGGTAGTGCTAAAGAAGGACAGATGTTAAAGCGTAAGTTCCTGAGCAACCTACCAGCACTGAAAAGATTACAGGCGGATGTGCAACAAAAGGTACAACGTAGTAACAAGTTGACTGGATTGGACGGTCGTATACTTCCCGTTCGTTCACCACACGCTGCATTGAATATGTTGTTACAGAGTGCAGGTGCTGTGTGTATGAAGGTAGCGTTAATCCAACTGTTCCATCGTATGAATAAACTGAAGTGGCAACACGGTAGGGAGTACAGCTTTGTTGCAAATGTACACGACGAGTTCCAAGCAGAAGTACAACCTGATAAAGTGGGAGCGTTCAGTGATCTGGCAGTTGAATCAATACGCATGGCAGGAAGAGAATTAAAACTAAACGTCATGTTAGACGGTGAAGCAAAGGTAGGTGAGACATGGGCACAGACACATTAGAGATTGAATACGATTGGCACTTGAGTCTTGCAAAGTTGTACGATACCATCGACTTAGAAGTTCCTTGGGACTGGAGAAAACAACACGTACAAAACTATATGCCATCATCCAACGCTCAACGTATCGGAGCAATAGCCGAGTCAAAGTTTCAAACGGAATGTTTAGAGAGAGACTTTGAACCACATATGCCAGCAACACCTATGCCGTGGGACTTTATCGTCACGTGTCCGGCAGGTATGTTAAAGGTACAAGTCAAATCAACTAGAACTAGGCAAGGACAGAGCTATACCGTCGTGACGTCAAGCGGATGCACAGGCAAAGAAACAATGTCACACGATGTGGATGTAGTAGCTTGTTATATAGCACCTGAGAAGATGTGGTGGATGATACCACGTAGTGAGTTGACAGGTAAGACAGTTAAGTTAAACCCGTTACCATCAAGCAGAAACAAGTACAAGAAATACCAAGAGAATTGGAGCGTATATTATGAGTAAAAAGAAAACAACCCTACTGATAGATGCTGACGTGTTGGCGTTTGAAGCAGCAGTGGTAGCCGAGGAATCAATTGAGTGGAAGGATGAGATGTGGACAGTACACGCAGACATGGCACTAGCTAAAGCTCGTGTTGTTAATCGTGTCGAAGAGTTCAAGGACATGATGAAGACGGACAGCGTAACGATGTGCTTGACTGATCGTGCTAACTTCCGTCGTTTACTGAACCCTGACTACAAAGCCAACAGATCGAAGTCACGTCTACCTATTATATTGCGACAAGTTAAGCAGTGGATAATTGACGAGTACGACGGACAGATGTGGGCTAACCTAGAAGCAGATGATGTTATATCTATACTAGCTACTGACAAAGAGATGGATGAAGAAACAATCATCGTTAGTATTGATAAAGACTTCAAGACTGTACCGGGTATCTTCTACGACTACAACCGTGGTGAGTATCATCATCCAACAGAAGAAGAAGCAGACAACTACCATCTGGTACAAGCAATAGCAGGAGACC